CAAAAGGTTGTCACCCCGGGGAAACCCAGGATTGGTACCCATTTTTCGGAAAGAAACAACCAAAATCACCACCCCCATCAACGTTACCATTAATGCACCCACAAAAAAAAAGGAAGGCATCTGGTGGGTAGCCCGACCCATGAGTTAGTCTCCTCGTTGAATGGCGGCGCATATATCAGTGTGGACTATTCATCCGCTACTGATATGATTAAATCCGTATATGTACGAGCCGCCATCGAGGTATTAATCGACAAAGGAGAAGGGTTAAATGAGGACGAGGTGGCAGCACTTCGTGTACTCGGTTACTTGCGTATTGACGGAAAGCAGGTGACCAGGGGTCAGCCAATGGGGAGCTTGATGAGCTTCCCGTTACTTTGTCTTATAAATAAGACGGTTGTCGACCTAGCCCACAACGATCTCCTGATCGAAGGGAAAATAGGTGCCGAGGAGTGGCGCCTTCATCGTTGTCTCATCAACGGCGATGACTTGTTGATCCGGGATTTGTCAGTCCCGGGGCTGTTGTCTGGAATGATGTCCCATGGCTCGAAAGTGGGGCTCATTGTTAACAAAGAAAAGACAATGGTTGACGCCGAGAAGGGAGAAATAAACTCCACCCTGTTCGTCAACGGCGTTGAACAAAAGAAAATAAATTGTGGAGCCCTGTTTATGGGGCGTGATGTCGAGGACGTGATCGGTTTTGCCGACCGATCATCTATATCCATCGACGGGTTTATGTATCTTGTGAGGAGGCACAAGAACCTGTTGGCGAGAGCCAGCAATAAGATACAAAATTCCCTTTCGCATCGCAGGTTTAACGCGCTTGTGAGGTGTAAGGAGATCCGTCGAGCATTATGCTCCGTACCAACCAGTGGTACCAGATCCACCAATCCCTTCGACGTTGTAACCAAGCCTGTAGGTTACGATTTATCTCGCGAAGAAGAGATTGTTCTCATAAACGATAGGGTTAACAGGCTCCGTAATGACGGGTACATTCCTATCAAATGTACTCGGCCGACTATTACGGAGGAGTGCCGCATTTCGTTGCGTGCTGCGCTCAAGAGAAAAAAACCATCCGATGAGGTTACCCTCAAAGTCCTCGTTCGCGGATGGGAGTTGAAGACAAAAGAACAAATGAAAATTGAGGATTCCCCAGTGTACAATGTGCCGTACGAGCATGTATGCGATGAATGTGCTAGCAGATCTAGGATCTGCCGTTTCATCTGTGAAATTAGGGAATTACAACGACAAGCGTGGTTGCCCGT